CCCATTTTCAACATTTCACCGGTACCGCCCTCAAACGGCGGGAAAGTGACTTAACTTTTGGGGTGTTGAGCTCCGGTGGAACGAATAACGCAGATTGCGACTCTTACACTAGGCGCGGGGCGGCCTTAATGCGGGCCGGTCGAAAGACTACCCCAAGTTTCTTGCATTACCGAGGAAATCGACTTTACGCCTAATCCTCTGAGGCGTCATACTCGCGCGCGGCGAGGAAAACGGACAGAGGGATGCACCTTCGAGCAACACGAGTTCGAAGAAGAACAGCGCTCTCACGACAGGCATGCTCAACGTGCCTCTGGCAAGTCACGCGATGTGCAACGCGTGGCTTACCAAAGTGAGAAAGCCCGACGGCTCAAAGGCTTCCATGGCTCTTCTTTTGAAGGGCTGAGGGGCAATGAACGTAGGGAGGCGATGGAGCGCGTAGCGAGACGTGAGAGAGTGGCTTCTCTCACGGAGCGTGGCGCGCTCACCCGCCAGGAGAGAAGTTTCATGATCAGTGAGGGTCTTGGCCCTGCAACTTCTCGTCCACGCTCGGTGAACAAACATGCTGAAGCAGCTGCTGCCCGGGGCTTTGACCTGGCCCACGCGGTGGCTCGTTTCAAAAGAGCTGGAACTCTCCCAGGCGTCACTGTTCAAGTTGTCAAGGATAGCACGAAGACAACACAGATCGACGGGCGTGCCCTTGCCCGGATGATTCGTGCTATGCTCTCCCGGGATGTCGAACAGAACCCGGGACCCGTTGCCATCAACTACAGAGCTATGTGGTTGCCGTTTTTACTGGCGGTTTTTGGTGGCCCTTCCTGTCAGTACCCGTTCTATTTTGCGATCATTGCAGGTCTTGCCCTTTACTTCTACCGTGTCCATGGAGGGATCGGGCTTGACCAACTTGGCCTGTGTCTGGCGTATCTTGAATACGCAGAGATTGGGTGGTGGTGTGGTTCAGTGAGCCGTTTTTTGCTCCGAATCTTGCTACTACGTGCTGGTGTTGAGGCAAACCCTGGCCCGCCCACGCGGGAGTCGCCTTGCGCGTCGGAGTCTAAAACACTCAGGCGTTGCGAGACTTTCTCTTTCGGGGGTGTAACCCGATGCTCGACTTGCTTCACAGTGGTCAAGAACTCAAAGGGGAAATCGACCTACTTCCATCCGCCGACAGACAAGGATGCCATTTCCGTGGTGTCTTCTTTGTTGGCCGGTGCGCATTGTGATATCCCGCCTCAGATTCCACGGTGGTTTGCTGATGCCCTGGCTGCAGGGCTCATCACGCTGCCTGAAGTGACTGGGGCTCCTTGTGATCGCAAGGGGAAAGAGAGAGAGGAAATGGTTGACGTGTCCATTGCGTCCCCGTGTGCAGAAGGAACCAGCGCATCCGAGGGGACAAGTGCGGGGGAGACTGAGCCGTCTCCCCAGGGGTCAGATGAGGATGAGCTAGCCGCATGCGCCGCACACGCATCGCCTGATCCTCCTACCCCAAAGCCCAACACCCCATTCTCTTCTGATGGGGATTCTCAAAAGTCAGTGGTGGGAAATGCGACCACTGCTGACTGTTCAGTGTCTGAGTGCTCTGTGGCTCAGACGCGGCCCAGTCCCGGTCCGATCTTGCGTGGTCACACGCTCTCTTGTTTTGACATGGAAGATGTCATGACGAGGGTGAGTGGTCATCCTGTCGAAATTGCTGACATCAGTTTTGACAGTCGTGTCGTCGCTTACACCATTGACAAGCGATTGGTCATACACCGGGGAGTCAAGGAAGTGCAGCAGGCGTTCGAAGCCTGCCAACTCACATACGTCAGTCGTGGAGAACCCTATCTCAGCCTTGGGGCAGTCTTCACTTTGGTCCTTTCTTTTGTGAGTGGCTCAATTTTTGGTCTGAGCCTCTTCCTTTCACGAAACAGGATGCCCGCACGCCATGGCGAGCATCTGCCGTTCATCACATTTGCACTTTCCCTTCCCTTGTGCATCGTGTTGGCGGGAATAGCAATATTCCTGCCTAGGCGATACACTCCCGACTGTGTCTACAAGGTGCCGTATGTTCCACATGTTGTCAGTAGCGTTGTTGCTGACTACAGCCGAGGCACAAACGCCGAGGCTGTGCGCTCTACAGTGCGCATGAAAATTTCTCGTCTTGCTGCGTTGCCCATTCCTGACTTTGATGCCGTGAGCTTCATCAACGGTTCTGAAACTGTTGCTGAAGTTCTCCTCGAACGTGAGGATTTTTTCTGGGAGGGGGCTGCTTGCTTCAAGCAGCCCCAGTGAGTCCATTTGACACACAACGCAAGGTCTATGCGATGGGGGCTCGCGTGAGTGAGATTCCCTTAGATAGGCCTGCGGCGGGCGCAATTGAGGCTGGGCTGGCTTCAGTGGCGCTACCTTTACGCCGGAACCCGAGGAGTAGGAACTTTCGAAAGTTGAGAGATGGTGCTGTGCCTGGGTATTCTCCATTATCGCTGGATCGTAACGACCCTGAAACTGTTGATTGCGCATTTAGGCAGAGGCTGTTGCGCGACCTTCCCCCTCCAAGGGAAGGCCGCCTCCGAAGCTTCGCCTTGTTCGTGAAGAGGTTTCTGGGAGAACACGTTCCCGTGGTTCGCCCTATGGAGTTTGAGGAGTGGTTGGGGTCCACCTCCTACAATGAAGAGAGAAAGAAGCAGTTGCGTGAGGCCTGGCAGTCGCTACGTGGGGGTAGGCCGACTCGACACCAGTCTTCGCACATTGACACGTTTGTCAAGTCCGAGTTCTACGTTACCTGGAAGCACGCCCGCATGATCAATTCACGTGCGGATGTGTTCAAAGCCTGGTCCGGTCCAAGATTCAAATCCATAGAAGATGCTGTGTACTCTCTTCCTGAGTTTATAAAGCATACTCCTGTGCCTGAGCGTCCTTCAAAGATTGCTTTATTGAAAAGGGCCGGTCGACGCTATTTCCAAACGGACTTTACTGCTTTTGAGAGCCATTTCACCCCCGCCTTTCTGGATGTGTGTGAGTGCGAGTTGTATCGCCATTGTCTTGCGAACGATAATGACGCAAACTTCTTGTGTTCTGTACTCACTGGATCGAACCGCATGAGAACACGCACTGGTGTGCGTGCAACTGTGCGTGGGAGGCGGATGTCAGGCGACATGTGCACGTCGCTTGGGAACGGTTTCACGAACCTCATGCTTGCTAAATTCCTTGTCTATGAGAAGGGAGGCAGCTTGGAGGGGTTTGTGGAAGGTGATGATGGCTTGTTCAGCACTGATGTTGAGCTCACCAAAGACGATTACGCAGGTCTTGGGTTCAGCATAAAGATTGTGGAGGTGGCGGATCCTTGTGAGGCGTCGTTTTGCGGGTTGGTTTTTTCGCCTTCTGGAGAGATCATTCGCGATCCTAGACGCTTCATGATGGGGTTCGGGTGGACGCAGTCCTTTGTGTCCGCCGGGGGGCAGATTATGGATGAGTTGCTCCGTGCTAAGGCTTTGTCCTGTGTTTACGAAACTCCACAGTGTCCTATTGTGGGTGCGTTCGCTCGCAGGGCTTTGTCCCGCACAAGGGGCGTTGTGCCTCGATTCGTCAATGATGGCTATCACGTGCCACATGATGAATCGCCCATGCCTGATTTCTGTCCCTCAAGCGACACTCGGCTTCTCTTTGAGAGGGAGTATGGAGTTTCCGTTCTCACGCAGCTCCAGGTCGAGGATGCCGTGGCCAAGGGTGATTTTCTTGCTGTAAGCCTGCTGCTCGTGCCTATGGTCGAGCAGTTCAGCTATACTTCAATGTATGTGGAGATCACTTGAGGTCGGACCACCGCTAGCCAACAAGGGGGCTACGTGATATGTCAATCCACCCACGGGACCAATGTGCTTTCAGACTGGCAATGCTCAGACTGGGTACGATGGTCATCAAATTGGTTAATAGCCGGCACTGAGGG